TAACTATTCGCATATGTATTATCGAGATTACACTATTACTAAGCTAGCCAAGCCCATTACGTACCATGTTTTTGACTCGGTCTACGGAAATAAAACTAAGGTATCTGAATTTCTTAATGATTACGGTACTTCTCGCTGGTATTCTTATCCAGATTTTAAGAAAACTTGTCCAAAGAGAACTATTGAAGGAAAGCTTGAAGTAGATTGCTCAGAAGAGTATTTTAAAGAAGAGCTAATAAAGAAGATCTATGATTACGCGGCATTTGAAAAGTATGCTAATGAATCCTATATTAGGCCTGACAATCGAGTGTTATATTATTTCTTGAGTAAAGAAGAATTTGGTCTTGGTTTTGAGCCTTTCGAAATCCCAGAAGATATTATATACAAGATTAAGGCAGCCGGCATTAAGTATGTAGATGAAACAAAAAATTAAATAAAACATTAAAAATAACATCACTGGTATTGTATAATATATCAGTGATGTTTTAATTATGCGGAGGAGAAAAGTTATGGCACTTGATATTGATGAGATTATAGTTAATTATAATAAGGGAGTATATACTTATAAAGCAGATATTCCTAAAAAAGTAAAGCCGGATCATGTATTTGATGAGGAGCTTTCTGTTAAGCGTAACCGTGAGCTTGCGCAGGAGCATAATGACAACGTAGATAGACTGTGGCGAGATAAAAACAGAATTCAGCACGAGCTTGATGAGCGACTAACTTATGACGTAGTGGTTTATATGATGGAAAATTATGACCTTACCGAACGTCAGGCGAAAATTGTTGAGAATTTTGTTTATCAGCACTATCACTCTTATATGAGTGATTACTTTGGCTATATCGATACTTTTGCTGATCTTGCTAATGACCTTGTTAAGAGCTAAGGAGGAAACAAATGACTGATTTTAAAGAGATTCTTAAAACACCTGAGTACGAATTTTTGAAAACGAATCCGCACTTGGGCCATAATATTATTTTATTGGGCCTCGGTGGAAGTCATGCATACGGAACTAATGTAGCAGGCTCAGACATTGATATCAGAGGAATTGCGCTTAACTCTAAAGAAGAGATTCTTGGCGCGGCTAATTTTGAACAGGTAGTTAATAATGAGACTGACACTACAGTTTATTCATTGAGAAAGATTGTTTCTTTGCTTACTTCCTGTAATCCTAATACTATTGAGTTGTTGGGGCTGAAACAAGAACACTATTTGTATCTTTCATCTATCGGCCAGGAACTTCTCGATAATAAGAAGCTTTTCCTTTCAAAGAGGGCTAAGTATTCTTTCGGCGGATATGCCTTTAGCCAGCTGCGTAGACTTAATAATAAGGCAGCAAGAACAATTGCGCAGGCAGACAGAGAGCAGCATATCCTTAATAGTATTACGGCAGCTACTTATGTTTGGCCTGATAAATATGGCTGTTTTAAGACCGGTGAGGGAGTAAAACTTTATCTTGATGACTCTGAGCAAAACGACATGGATAAAGAAATTTATATGGATATTTTCCTTACACACTACCCGCTCAGAGATTATAAAGCAATGTGGGCAGACATGAAAAATATTATCTCTGACTATGATAAAATCGGGCATAGAAATCAGAACGCGATCGAGCGAGGAAAGCTTGGAAAGCATATGATGCATCTTGTAAGACTTTACTTGATGTGCCTTGATATTCTTGAAAAGGAAGAAATTAATACATATAGAGAAAATGATATTCCTTTCTTGCTTGATATTCGTAATGGTAAATTTCTAGATAAGGATTCTCAGCCGCTTCCTGAATTTTATGATATGGTAAATGAGTATGAGAAACGCCTTGAGTATGCTGCTGAAAATACTTCTCTTCCAGAGAAGCCTGACTACGATGCAATTAATGAATTTCTTATGAGTGTTAATGAAAGGGTTGTTAAAGGTTTAGTATGAAAAAGTTATTTGTGAGTGTGCCAATGAAAGGCCGCACTGAAGAAGAAATTAAGTATAGTATTGCAAAAATGCACCGTATTGCAGAAGCTTACGAAGGTGAAGAGCTGGAGCTAATTGACTCTTGGGTGGATGAAGCTCCGCCTGCAGACTGTAATAGAAGTGCTTGGTATCTTGGAAAGTCTATTGAGAAACTAGCTACGGCAGATGTGTTTATCGGAGTTAGTGATCTCAGCGGTTGGCCTGGCTGTAAAATTGAGTCTGACGTTGCCAGAGCTTATGATGTTAAAAGTTATAGCGTGGATACTAAAATTGTTGTTGACTATGGTCCAATAGTACAAAGAGCTTTTCTGAATGCTACTTATAATACTATTAATAATGAAAGGAATAACGTATAATGATTGAGTATAATAAGATTGATACTCTCTATAAGAGAGATATGGAGGGCTCCAAGAAGCTTCTTGAGGGCGAGTTTAGAAACCCTACAGTAGAGTTTTTGAAGGATAATATTTGGACATTTACCGAGAAGGTAGATGGAACAAATATCCGCGTATATTGGGATGGACATAAGGTACAGTTTGGCGGGCGTACCGAAAGAGCTCAGATTCCGTCTGACCTTGTGAATTATCTTAATTCTGTTTTCGGCACAAATGAGGCTGAGCAGATTTTTGAAGAGAAGTTCGGTGAGACTGAGGTAATTCTTTTTGGTGAGGGTTATGGTCCTAAGATTCAGAATGGCGGCCTTTATAGAAATGATGTAAGCTTTATCATGTTTGATGTGCTTATTGCCGGCAACTACCAGCCCAGAGAGTCTGTTGAGGATATTGCAAAGGCCTTTGGTATTGATATCGTTCCTATTATCTTTGAGGGCACTATTCAGGAAGGTGTTGACTTTGTAAAGGGTCATCCTGACTCTACTATTGGAACTGCAAAAATGGAAGGTCTCGTAGGTCGCCCAAAGATAGAAATGAGAGATCGCTGCGGTAAGCGAGTTATTGTAAAGATTAAGTGGGAAGATTTTAAGTAAATTGTGCATAATTGAGCGTGGTAGAAATTACTGCGCTCTTTTTGTAAAATTAGCAGCTTACCTACTGTATAATATTTAAGAAAAAGAAGGTGAGGTAAGAAATGATGCTAAAAAGAAATACTAATTTAATTGTTAAGTTACTGCTAATTGTTATTTTTGTCGGTCTACTTGTAGTTATTTTTGTTATAGCTGGCAATATGGAAACAGCTAATAGTGCTTCTATTAAAGTACCTGCCAGAGAGACGCAGAGAAAAGTACTTATTGATTCGCCTAAGCTTTACACAGAATTGGATTATGTCTGTTACTTTGACCCAGAACCTACGGAAGAATACCTAAGTAAAGTTCGGGCTAGTATTTGTAAACTTGAGAGTATAAATAAAGATGCTTATACAACTAAAGCGCGTAATGCAATGGCAAAAGAACTAGTTAGACTAAAAGGCATAGAAACGAGAATGGCTTCCGACTTGACTAAATATTTAAAGTGGGAAGAAGAACATTACTACGCAGCTAAAACTTGGGAGTTTTTAAGACAAAGAGATTTTAGCCAAGAAGTGACCTGCGGTATTATTGGCAATATGATGATAGAAACTTCAGGAGGCAGTTTAAATCTTAAACCTGAAATATATAGCCCGAGCGGCAACTACTATGGTTTATGCCAATGGTCTCGTAAATACTATCCTGAAGCTCATGGTCTTGCTTTTGAGCATCAGTTGGATTACTTACTCGGTAGCATGCAATGGGAATTTAATACTTTTGGTAAAAATTATGAGAACGGTTTTAAATATGACGACTTTCTAAAAATGACAGATTCTGCTGAAGCTGCACTTGCTTTTGCCAAGTCTTATGAAAGATGTGGGCCTGCTAGTTATGAAATGCGTCAGAAGGCGGCAGTCAAAGCCTATGAATATTTTGACCTAAACTCTTAAAAATAAAGTACTCTATTTTTATAGGGTACTTTTATTATTTTATTATTGTATTATATATTGTATATAACTATAATTTATGGAGGATTTAACCTTGATTTATACGTCTTATTTTTCATCGCGTAAGTACAAGACCGAAGATGGCGTGGCTATAGCAAGATGGTGTAGCTTTTGGTCTGGATCTAAGTTTTCTGCTCTTGCACCCAGTGAGGAGCTTCTCGAGTGGTGGAAAAGTCTTCCATTTAAAGATCGAGAAAAGGCAGAACCTAAGTGGCATTATGAAAAGCTATATAGAAAACAGACTTTGAGTAAACTTGATCCGAAAGAAGTCGCAAGGCTTCTTGAGGGTAAGACTCTTCTTTGTTTTGAAAAGTCTGAGGATTTCTGTCATCGACACATTGTTGCTAAGTGGCTACAAGAGGCCGGCTTTGAGTGTGAGGAACTATAATGTAGCCTACCTGTCGTTTATGTAATCATTAACTTACTAAATTTATTTGCTAAATTAAATAGAAATATGTTTAAATTGGAGTAAATAAATGATTGGTTATATATACTTGACTACAAATAAATTAGATGGTATGCGTTATATAGGTAAACATCATGCAACAGCCTTTGAGCCAGAAAAGTACTTAGGTTCAAATAAGCATTTACAGGCATCAATTAAAAAGCATGGTCGTCATAATTTTGACTGTAAATTATTACAAGAATGTTTTACAGATGGCGAATTAAATTGCGCTGAAAAAGCTTGGATTGATAAATACGATGCAGTAAATTCTCCACTATTCTACAATATCGCAGAAGGCGGTGAGGGTGGACGTGTGATGCTCAATCGAATAGCGATAAATAATGGCTTAGTTGAAAAACGTATACTTAAAGACGAGCATATCCCAGATGGCTTTGCTTTAGGTGGTTTAAAACGTAAGGGTGGAGAAAAAGTAAGCGCCGCCAAAAAAGGCAAACCTA